CCTGCTTACCTCGCAGTCCTGCTTTCATGTAAGCTGTTGCTCTACCTTCAAAGAAGTTCTGGTGTTCTACGCCAAGAACATCATCAAGCCAGTGCAGCGGGTTGTCCTTAACCTCATAGTTAGGCTTCAAGCCTAGTTGTAGCAGTCTGCGGTCAGCTATATAATGAACATAATCACTCATCTCTGATCGGCTTAATCCTCGGATATCGCCCATTTCAAACACTAAGTCCAAGAACTTCTGCTCCAACATAACCATATCCCGGCATGCCTGATAGATTTCTTTCTTGAAATCATCTGTCCAGATATCCAGATTCTCCTGAATAAACTCTCGGAACAGGCGGGTCATGGCTTCTACATGAAGAGATTCATCTTTAATACTGTAACTAACTATCTGCCCCATTCCTTTCATGCGCCCAAAGCGGGGGAAGTTTAGAAGGATAACAAAGCTGCTGAACAGCTGTAGTCCCTCGGTGAAGGCACTGTAGACAGCAAGGTTCTTAGCAATTGAACCTTTATCTTTTACTGATATGCGTAGGCTGTTGACATACTCATGCTTGTCAGACATTTCTTCATACTCAGAGAAAGCTTTGTATTCTACTTCAGGCATACCCACGGTATCTAGCAACAAGCTGTAGGCGTGTTGATGTATGGACTCCATGTTGGCGAATGCACCCATCATCATACGGGCTTCTGGTTTCTTAAAGATGCGCATGTAGCGGTCAACGTATCCGCTACCTACATCTACATCTGACTGAGTAAACAGTCTGAATATTTGTGTCAGGAGATTCTTTTCTTCCTGCGTCATGTCCTGCCAATCTTTAACATCATTGTGCAGGGGTACATCTTCTGGGAACCAATGCATCTGGTTCTGCTGGAAGTAGTAATCAAACATCCAAGGATGATCAAAAGGTTTGTAGTAATCTCTAGTACTAAGTAAGCTCATTCTTTATCTCCTTCTTTTATAAATACCCCTAGCTCATTCATGTAGCCTTTACGATCTTTAATATCGTCATAAGCTACAGCTAGGCATTCTTCTAATGTTGTGTTATTCATTAAGGCTATTGTATTCAGAACAACAATACAATCACCTATATCATCTTTTACTGCTCGGCCTTTAATTATATTATCGGCTAACTCGCCCATCTCAGATACTAATTTACCTAGCTGAACTGTTGGAGTAGAGTTACTTACTATCTTTTTTTCTCTGCTCCACTGACTTACTAGATTTATTATCTGTTCCATCTTGATTCCTTTTGTTTTGAAATATTCTATCCCAGTTACTATTAAACTGAGCAGGGGTAATAGCTAATGGCCTACGCACACTGCCCTTACCCATTGTCTTTTTCCTCGTAGTACAAAGAACCAAATGTTTCCCAGTATTCTTTGTGGCATTGTCGTCCATGATAGCACTTAAAACAAGTACCATGTAAGTCTTCAAACTCCGGCTCTGTACAAATATCTTGAGGGTCTGCATACCCCCAAGATTCTGGATCGCATTTACAATCTGAGTTACTCATAATTTAACCCTCGCAGCTTAAACAAGTTCCTAAATCAATGCGGGGTATCTTTATGTTTACATTCTCAGCTGATCTAGCAGCGTCTGATCGCAAGTAATACATAGACTTTAGCTTCTTAGCCCCCGCCCAATGTACATCATTTACATACTGTAAGTACTCATCATGCACTTCCTGTGGCTCTGTAGCTTTAGGAGGTACAAAGAATAGATTAACACTTTGGCTCTGACAAATATAGTCCTGCCGTTGGTGTGCATGTTCTATAATCCATATCTGATTTAACTCGGGAGCAGTCTTAAATATTTCTTTTTGCTCATCAGAGAATACATCCATATGCTGTATTGATCCCTCGTGGGCAGCAATATCTTTCCAGATATCATCACGTTTCTTCTGGCTGCCGGGGAACATTTCATAAATTAAATCGTCTAAGTATTTATTCTTAACCTTAAAGCTGCCCGACAGAGTCTTATGTGTGAACACATTAGCTCTGAAAGGTTCAATTGATGGACTAGTACCACCACATATAATTGAACTGGAGGCGTTAGGAGCTACCGCTAGTAGATGTGCATTACGCCTGTTGCTGCCGTTTACATCAGGAGCTTCACCCCGATCAGCAGCTAGCTTCTCAGTAGCCTCCATTGCCTTAGACTTAATATAGTTAAATGCCCTGTGGTTGAATGCGGTGGCGTACATGCTTTCAAATGCTATACCCTTACGCTGAAGGTAGGCATGGAATCCCATCGCTCCTAAGCCCACAGAACGCTCCCTATAGGCTGAATAAGCAGCTTTTGTATAACCTTCTTTACCTTCTTTTACGTACCCTTTAAACCGTTTAAAGTTAGCGGTGTAACCACCCAAGTGATTTGTGTCTACAATATCTGAAATAAAATGCTCAAGGATATTGTCAAGCATGGTAATCAGATCTGGTACAAAGTTGTCATCACTGCTCCACTCATCAAAGTGTTCTAGGTTTACACTAGATAAACAACACACAGCAGTACGCTCTTCGTTGGTGGCTAATGTAATCTCTGAGCAAAGATTACTTTGATTTATATTAAGACCAAGGTCTTGCTGCTGCTTGGGCAGGGCTGCATTACAGGTATCTATATTTACAATGTAAGGCTCTCCGGTCTCTGCTCGGGTGTTGATAATCTGAAACCATAGGTCTCGGGCAGAAACTGTTTTGATAGCAGTATTACTCTTGGGGTCAATCAACCGCCACTCGCTGTCATTTTCAACAGCCTCTAAGAAATCGTTAGTTATATTAACTGCGTTGTGTAGGTTTAAACACTTCCTATTAATGTCCCCGCCAGTTGTCTTACGCATGGCAATGAACTCTTCTATTTCTGGATGGTTGATATCCATGTAAGCAGCATAGCTACCTCGCCTTGTAACCCCTTGGTTGAAGGCTAGCATCTGGCTATCTACGACATGCATGAATGGGATAGAACCAGTAGACTTACTACCGTTAGTTGTGTCCACACCATTACTCCGAATACTGCCCCAATAACCACCGATCCCTCCGCCTGCGCTTGCCAGCCATATATTCTCATCATAATGAGAAGATAAACCGTGCCGGGAATCAGGAACATAATTAAGAAAGCAGCTGATAGGTAGGCCACGGCTAGTTCCCCCGTTACTAAGGATAGGAGTGCTAAACATGAACCACATATTACTAGCATAGGTATAAAGTCGCTGTGCAAGACTAAAGTCAGTAACCCCTTTATAAGTTGCCCCGTATACAGCAGCCCTTGCAAAAGCTTCTTGAGCATGTGTCTCTCCCTCCCAGAAATATCTATCTTTTAATGTTTCAATTGCAAAAACATCCAGTGCCGATTCTTTATCGTAATCAATTTTAAGCCCTAGATATTCTTGCACTCCTAGTTTGTCGTTACTCATTAACTAATTCCTTTTTTTATAATTGTAGATAACATACGCTTCTCGTACCACTCTGCTTTACGCAGGTCTTCAACTCCGTTCTTGGCTCTAAATCTCCAGCGATACTTCATGCTGTTGCCCCGGCAGTAGCCTATAAATTCCTCTGGATTTAGCATTGCTTCAATGGCCTCAATGCATTCTATCCCACCTTGATTGTAATGTGCGGGAGAATTAACCGCATCAAGCCTTGATTCTTCACGTATCTTTTTACCAACTTCATACCATTCTTCTGGCGTAGCATTATCAATAGACATTATTCACTCTCCTTATCTTTATCAAAATACTCGTTTATAAACCCTTCACTCTTACGATATTCCATATCTACCCAATCATCGGGAAGAGTATACTCACTGTACCATGTGAATCCGTTAGCTTCAGCCCATTCTGCATGGCTGCGCTTCGTGCCATCTTTTCTACGTTTAGCTTGGGGCATTGGTGCAGAAGGATCGGCAAATAAAAATACTAATTCGTAGTCTCGGGGCAGGGACTTGTTGATCCAGATGTATTTACTGTACTCAGCGAAATCCCAGAACCTTCCCTTAGCTTCAATTAAATAAATAGTACGTCCTATTTTTCTAATAAAGTCGGGGTGATACTTATGCTTTATGGTGTAGTCAATAATCTTACTGTGATGTTTCCACTTTTTCAGGAGACCGTTATGTAAGTTAGCTTCCCATATGGAATCATAACTAGCAGGAACATTCTTCTGTACTGGACGCTGCCTCCGCTGCTTACGAAATCCGTTTCTAATTTTGGCTTTCAATGTGTTATAGCCTCTTCCCTGCTTATCAATTCGTCTTCAATCAAATTATAGAGGTAGATTAATGTTTCACTACTAATGTAAACATTTTTTTCATTCTTCTCAATTTCTAATCCGATAACTAAAAGTACTTCAATTAGTTCTTCATCCATTAAACTCATTTTTCTTTATCTGCTTTATTGCCCACTTAAAAGAGTAGGGTGCGAGTGTCATCTTTCCTTGAAGAAAGAAATGAGTCTGGTCTGATAATCTATCTAAAATATTATCAACTGTTATCTTGTGATGGTCTTTCTTTTCAACTTGTTCACGCAACCAATCAACTAGCATTTCCTTGGCTTGCCTTCTAATCCGTTTAGCTTTCTTACCGTTCACAATACTTCCTCTACGTTTGGGGGGACAACAACTTTTGTTAAATGAACCAGACCCTTGGCATATTTAAATGTGCGTAACCCTTGGCCATCGTTTGCATCAGCGTAGCAGTCGTGTTTATAACTACAGTAAGAACAATTCTTAGAAATTTTTTCGTTACCTTTTGCGCCATCGGCTTCAGTTGGATAACACTTTTCAGGCGGTGAGTCTGATGCGACCACATCTTTAACTACTGCGATGCGATCTTTGATGTTAGGTTTATCTAAATCTTCTGGTATAAATAAACAAAGTTCTCCACTTTCTTTGTTGATAACTAGGAACCCGCCAGAGTTTGTTCCTTCAGCAGCTTCGTACCCAGCAAGCTGACTAAGATATCCAAAGGGATCGTTCTCTGCCAAAGTTCCGTACTTAAACTTACTGAATGCAAAACTAGATGCAGTCTTAACATCAACTACTTCACCATCTATTTTGCAGTCCATATGTCCTGCAATACTGTCAACAGTTATTTCTTTTTGCTGACCCGTTACCTCATGTCCTGAAATCTTAACTAGGAGTAAGGCTAGTTCTTCCAGTAGATGACCATACAAAAACTTGATCATAAGACTTGGGGACATATCACTGTCCTTACCTTCAGCACGGGAGTCGTACCACAGCTTTCTCAAAGGCTTACCAATGTTAGACATTCTAAGATTAAAATTAGAATCTCTTTTTGTAGGTCTTGCCCAGCTGATAAAGGCTTGCTTCATTGCTTCGCCAAATTCATCAATCAATTCATCAGATACATCAAGAGGCTCACCATTTGTTAGTGGTTCTAGTGCGGTATATATATCTTGTACCAGCGTATCAATCGTTTTATTCATTATCTATCACCTCATTTATTATATTTAATGCATCCGAAACATCCAGTTTAAACCATTCATACTTAGAACGAAACTTATTTTTCAGCGCAGTATGTAAAAGCCTTTCTATTTTGGGAGCATCTTCAACTGCTATAGCGTATTCAATTTTATAATCTCTATAGGGAGATGCAGTTTGAAAAGCATTTAGCCTATCAGCTACTGACATAGCCCTGCCAACTTTAAGCCAGCCGTTCCAAGCGGGATTAGATATAAGATATACATTACCTTCTTTTATATCTTTTGTTTTGTAATACTCTTTGAATACTACGTCATTGTAGTTTTTAAATCTGCCGGGGCTGTGAGTAGCATGACTGACAGGTACATACTTACCCCCTACATACATACGTTTCTTATTCTTTTTTAAATGCGCTTCTAGGGTACGCCTAGCTCCATCTGAATTACCAGTGTAGTACCAGATACCATCTTTGTATTGTAGATTAATATAATCACGATACATTTCAGGTAGGTTGTTTTTGACTGTATCACCACACTCAGCACAAACAAGTTCTTCCCAGTGAAGATGCTGTATTTTTAAATCTTCATTACAGTTTTCGCATTCAACTAAATAAGGCATAACTATTCTTTCTCTTTGAGTACATACTTTTTTATAAATTCTGAAGGTTTGGCTTTAGAATATCTGTACCATATACCTTTCCCCTTTACTCGCCATTTGCCAGCACGGGGAGCCACAATAAATTTATCGTTAATAACAATTAAACCAGAATCTAATTTATATGACATATCAAACCCCTTACCAGCCGAACTAAATTTAAGTAGCTGACCTATAATGTATCTACGCTTACTATAAGTTTTAGTATAATAATCTTTATGCCAATTTTCCGCATCGCATGCATCCTCATCTTTGCATGCATACTCATATAAAGAAGACAACACTACATAGTTCTTTTCTTTTAAAATCTTGTCTAGGTTATCTTGGTTAACAAAAGAACCAAAAAAATCTTTAGTGAGTTCCACTCCAATCATCCCCTACATTGTATTCCCCATCAAGCTGACAGTTCAGTTCTAATGCAACACCTGCTTCTACTATAGCATCAATACCAAGCTGACCTACCAGTTCAGCATCCTGAGCTAGAGCCTCAACCTGCCACTCATCGTGGATGTTGGCTACAATCTTGGCATTAAGATTGTTTGACTTTAGCTTGTCATCAAAGATGACCAGTGCTTTCTTCATCACGATTGCACCTGCACCTTGTAGCAGTGAGTTTAGGGCAGCGTGTGACGATCTAATAAATATCTTACGTCCGTCTATTCCACGGAGGTAGCCTTTTGCTGACGCTCTTTCAACTCGTTTTGCAAGAGCAGCAAATGCTGGGAGATTATTAAGGAAAGAGTCTCTAAGTCTCTTACCGTGGTTTTTGTTTCCTCCAACCACTTGTCCAAGCTTTTCATTTCCTGCTCCGTATATAAGTGCATAGATGAAAGTCTTTGCCTGATCTCTTGATTCAAGTCCTGCAAGCTTTTGATTAGCTGTGTGGATGTCACCATTGAGTATTTCATTTGTAAACGCCTCATCGTTCATGTAGTGGGCTAACATACGTAGTTCTAGACCGCTAGCGTCAATACCTACCAGTTTATAACCAGTAGGTACACGCCAGCATTTTCTGCAATCTGCCCCATAAGGAGCGCGAGTACTTGGTACTTGAGCCATGTTAGGATCACGATGAGTCATACGTCCTGTAATAGTCCCGTTTGAATTCACGTAACCATGTACCCTACCATCCTCACATGAAAACTTAAACCAAGATTTAATCTGAGCCAGACGTTTCTGAAGCAGCAGGTACTCGGCAATCAATTTAGCTTGAGGGATACCTTCAATCTCCATGAGTGTACCCTCATCAATTATCGGCTGACCTGTTGGTGTAAACTTAGTAGGCTTCCAACCAAAGTCTTGTAGGTATTCCCCGACCTGTTTACGGGAACCAAGATTAAATTCCGTTTCAATGTGGCGATCAACAAACCCATCAACACATGCAATCTTGTATTCACTATCGGTCATGCGGATACGCTTATCTGAATCTGTAGCTGCCATCTTAGATGGTATGCCCGTTTTAGTATCTCTAGCGTAGAGCCTGATCTTTTCTACCTTTGGTTTGAATTCTTTATGTACCTGATCTACAACTTCATTTAATCTTGACTTGAGCCGGGAGACCAGTGAGAAAGCGTGGGTAGTATCAAACATAAATCCATTGATACGTTGCTCGTCCAGCAGCTTGTAGCAGTCATGCTCTAGCTTGATGCTCTGCCCCGAAAAACCTTTGGCTTCTTTGCGCAGTTCAAGATAGACCCTAGCATTAAGCTGTACGTCACGCTCACAGTACTCAAGCATCTCACTTGAAAACTTATTGAAGTCATGGAAATCTATCTTGTTATAGCCAAGCTTGTAGCCCCAAGCCTCCAGACCATGCCCACCTTCTCTGATAGGATTAAACAGTCTTGAAAGAACCAGAGTATCAACAATCTTTTTATCATACAGACCAACTCCCGTTAGTCTTCGGACAGTAGGAATGTCAAATGAAAGTATGTTATGACCTATCAGCTTGTCTGCCTGAGTCAGCAGCTCCAGCCCCTCGTCTATTTCTTTGGGGCCGAAACTGTGTAATACCTCCGCATCAATATCGTAAGCGACAATGCACCAGATAGTATTACAGTTTGTAAGACCATTGGTTTCAATATCAAATACTAAGTTCATAGTATATCCCCTAACTCCTCATCTAGCTCATCCAGAAATACTTCACTGAGCCTACCTGTCTCATCATTGTACAGTAAATCAGAAGCTCTACCAACATCCCCAGTGTACCTAGATTTCAATACTCTTAGTGATGTAGTGTTGGCCTCGTCTTTATCATCTGACTGCTGGTTACGTTCCAAAGCAATGACGCAATCACTAAGCTGGGCAATAGACTGACTACCTCTAAGATGGTTCAGGCTAACAGTCAAACCGTTCTCATGACCTCTGTTACCTTCAGCCCTCTTTAAGTGGGAGACCAGTATCATACCTGCTCCTGTCTCCTCTACTATAGAGCGTAGTCTATGCATGATGCTATCAATAGTACGCCTCTCATCACCCTCAGTACTGGCTGATACAAGCATGTGTAGATGGTCTACTACTACCCACTTACAGTCGCAACCTACAATCATGAATCTTATCTTACTGTAAATCTCTTCAACATCATTCACACCTAGATGCGAGAATATCCAGACACGACCAGTATTTTCGTTACCCATAATCTTAGTATGAATATCTCGTAGTGTGTCGGGATCATATGATTTTCTGATGTGATCTATGTAGAGTTTATCATTAGCTTCAATAGAACATAGTCCGTCTATAGTTCTATTTTGATTTTCCTCCAACGCGATGATGCCAATATTATCTCTAGTTTGAGTAAGCATCCAATGCTCTAGCTCTCTTGTGACACTAGACTTGCCTAGACCAGTACCACCAGTAAGAGTAACTAACTCACCCCGCCTTAAACCATAAAGCTTTTTGTTGAGACCTTCCCAAGGGAAAGGTACAGAAGGTTTCTCTTCCCGATTTAACCAGCTGTCAAGACACTCACTAGCATTAACAACACCGCTTGGAGTATATAACTTTGAACCCCACCAAGCTTCCATATATGCCTGACGTTTGCCTTGCCTAAGCATATCATTGGCATCTTTAAACTCTTCAGGCATTGAAAGAATCTTTGCCTTACCCGGACTGAGTAACCTAGCTACCTTACGTGCAGCTTCTCGTCCCGGCTGATCGTTATCAAAGTTGATAACTACTTCTTGATATCTTTCTAAAAACTCTAGTGATTGTTTGACATCACGCTCCGCACCTGCTGCACCATTCTTCAAGGAAACTACAGGCCATTTTGAACCTTGCATTTCATAAGATGCCATCGCATCACACTCACCTTCAGTAATAGTAAGCCGCTTTGCAGCACCCTCAGAAAATAAATTCTGACCGAATAAGCCAGTGCCTATAGATGTACCCTTCCAAGAAAACATCTTGTTAGGCTCACGCAGTTTGTAACCAGCTACCTCGTTGGCAACATAGTAGGGATAAGAATGTGAGATGATTTTACCCTGAGTATTCTTGGAAGATTTAACCCCAAAAAACTTAGCGGTTTCTAAAGAGATGCCCCGATCAGTCAGGGCGTTGAATTCGCTGGTACTATTAAATACTGTACCAAGCGATACTTGTTTTGTGCTAACCATAGATT